GAAACTTACCATCGGTATTCATGCCAACATCTGGAACTGAATTAGCCGCCCTGATAGGCGAAATAGGTTCAGGTGCTTTACTTCTCGCAACAACGGGTTCAATTCGCTTAGTTTCGGGCTGTTTAGCCTCTAACCTTGCTTCCAATTTCCCCAACTCACGCAATGCCTGTCGTGTAGACCCACCAGTAATCTTTTTAGCGATCTCTGGGTTTTCAGCCAAGTGATAAAGGATTTGAGGCCCAACATCACTCTCCAAAATTGCATCCCTAATGTCATCGTTTACAACAACATCACTAGAAGCGATCATTTCCTCATAATCAGGCAATGTGGCTTTAGCTTGCTCTAACTTGGACTGCCAGCTTTGAATCAGCTTTTGGCGTTCCTCATTAGCCTTACGCTCTGCTTCTTGCTTGTCACGATTCAACAAGGCTTGCTCTGCGCTCCATTCTGCCAATGCCTTTGCATATTCAAAAGCATCAGTAAACTGGTCAGGCTTCGGTTCTTCATCCACCTTAGCTGGCGCTTGAGGCGCTACCTTGGCTTCCAAATCCCTTAGCCTAGCTTCCAAGGCTTCCCGAGCTTCACGTTCACGTTGCGCCTCTTGGCGTGCCGCTTCACGTTGCTTAGTAATCTCTGAAAACCGCTTTTCGAGTTTAGGATTTTGTTTCCTTTCCTCCGGCTGCGTTGCTTCCTCAATAGCCTCTGGCTCACTCTGCGGTGCTTCCTCTGTCGGCTCGGGAGTTTGCTCAACCGCCTCGACAGGTGCTTCCACAGCTAAACCAAGTTTTTGACTATAAAAGTCTGCTGCGTTCTCGCTAGTCAATAAATTGCCAGCTTCTTTCTCACTTGACATAGGTTTCCCTAAGAATTAACCCAGTTAACCTAACTGGTAAGGTTTGTGTAAATATACACTAAATAGCTCGATCTGTGGCGTTGGATAATGCCTCACGCTCAGATCGTTTATCTATATCAGCCAGCATTAAAGCTAACTGCGCTCGCATTTCTTCAATTTGAAGCTGCGTTTGTGTCTTAATAATTGTGTCGTGCGCTTGCGTATCAGTTCGCATTTGCACATCGTGTCGGCGTTCAGCATCACGCATTTCAATATCATGAGCTTTGGCGGTCTGTTTCAGAAGTTCACGCTTGGTTTCATTATCTTGCTTGACCTGCTCAATATCTTGACGCTGTTTAACCATCAATTGCATGGCTTGTAGCTGCTGAGTAAGCTGCTGAACTTGCTGTTGTGAAACCGCCAATTGCATTTGAACTTGTGGCGGCACGTCAGATTTGTCATCAATATGCGCCAGCGGGTTATTAGCAGCCAAGCGGTCAGCAATAATGTCAGCGCCAGGGAAGTCCATGTTTCGGAACACCAAATCACCAATGGTCTGGAACAACTGCTCATTACCACCAATCAAAGGCATCATGGCATCAACTGCTTCTTGACGTTTGGAGTTATAGCCTGGGCCAGTATCCATCACCACGTCATATTGCCCAACCGACATATCGTGCAGAACACGGTAAACGCCAGCTTCATCGCTTGTGGGCTGGTTAATAGCGATCAAATCGGGCTTGCCATCATCCCCAATGATTCGCATTACACGGTGCGTATCGTAAATGCTAGGAATCATGCCCAAAATGATCTTGGCAGTGTGGGCAATTGACTTTGTAAGGTTGTCGTAAAAGTCAAAGTTAGACAGATCAACCTGCTGTTGCTGACCGTTCAGAGCTTTGCCGGACATATTGCCAGGCAATTGCTGTGAAGGGTCAAAGATGCCCATCAAAGTCGTAATATCCTGATTGATAGCGCCCAAAGCGGTCATTACGCCAGTTGGAGGCGGCTCAGGCTGAAGGCGTTGCGGCGCTGGCGCTGGATTGCCATCAATGTCGGTCTGCTTGTAGCGCAACAGCGGGAACGACTTAATGTTAGCCGCTGCCCATTCGCTTTCGTGGCCTTCGTCTTGGCCTTCAGCAAGCAACCATTTGGCCTTTGGAGCCAGCGCAACAGACTCGGTAAGGGTAGTCTGCCAGAAGTTATACATACGCTGTGCGTCTTTAGCGTGGCGTACCATGCCGAACTTCTTGCGCTTGTCACCGATAACAACGTGGCGACCATAAACGGGAACGACAGGGATGTAATCACCTGGAATATCACGTTCTTCAATGATGTCGTAAGCGGTGATTTTCTTCCACTTGATCTGCTTTTTAATGGTTTTGCGCTCTTTAATCACTTCTAGGCCAGAAGCCTCAATGCGCTCAAAGAAGTTATCGCCATCATCAAAGCGGCTTGACCCATCGCTCAACATATAAAGAGTTGCTGGTTTGCGCTCAACGTAGAAATACTCGGCAATGCGAATATCCTCTTTGGTAATCCACTCAGATTGGGTGTCGCCTGTGCCACGCTGGGTGAAACTAGAGCCATCGTCTAAATCAGGGTACATATCCCGAAACTTCTCTTTGCTCATCATGCTAGTAATCAGCACTTTTTCAGCGTCAGAACCGTCTATGCGCTCAGAGTTAGGGTCAAAGTAGACCGTGAACGGGTTAGGAATAGCATCGATGTAGATTTCTTGGTCAAAGCTATCATCTTTGCAGTATTTTGTAATTAGACGCCAGAAGCCCCAACCCATACGCACAGCGTGGTCAAAAGCGGTGTCGTAAGCATTGTCAGCATTCGATTGCGTTTCAATGTGACGAATAATGCCTTCTACGACTTGGGCAGTCTTAAAATCTGCTTCAGAGTTGCAAGCGTGAACTTTAGCTCTTGGGCGTTGCTGGCGCTGCTGATTAGTGACTTGGCGGCAATAACCATCCAGCTTATTGATGGTAAGAACAGGGCGGGATTCAAGATTTCGGGAGTTTTGTAAGTCTACGGGCCATTGGTCACCGCCGGACACAAACTTCAAATCTTCCAAGGCTTCCTGACGGTTCATGGTGTCAGAGTCATTGCACCACTTGAGGAACTGTTTAGCCTCAGTAATTATTTCGGGTTCTTGACCGCCGTAAGGAATATCTTGTGCCATTAGTTCATCCATCCTAAAGGTTGACCGTAGCCCTGTGGCTGCGTTCTAACTGGTTTGCGCTGCCGAGGTTCATTCACCATCAAACCAAGCATCCGAAACGCATCAGCCCCGTGGCTGTATTGGTCGTGAACAGGCGTTTTGCTAAATGCTTTGGTATCTGGGTCAACTTCGTAGCGGTAATGCCGTAAGCATTGTAGCCCATCGTAGCAATTTTCCCTATCAAACCAGCAGTTACGGAATAGTGTACGGGCTGCGTTAATGCTGTCAACTATGGGCGTTTTTGGGATGATTTTGGTTTTATATCCAGCCGCACGCACAATCTGCTCAATTGACCGTCCATTAGCTGCAAGCGTTCTGTTCTCAGCGTCATGTGGCAGCCATAGCGTGTCATACACATAACCAAACGTCTGCATCTTTGCCAGATATTCAGAGATAGTCTTTTGGTTGTCCTCCACATATCTGATAAGCCGAGTCTCCATGCCAATAAACTGCACAAACCAAATAGCAGTAGCGTCAGACCAACCCAAATCAAAGACAGCATGAACTGGTTTATTTGGGTCATATCCAACTTTCGTTATCCGGCCTTCTAGGTCAGCCATTTGCATCTCACGGGCAAAGATAGCGCCGTCCACAGTCTGACGGCACAAACCTTCCCAAACCGTGTTATATGCCTCTATATCCCTAGCCTTGAGAGAATCCTTTTCTAGTCGCAGCGTCTCAGGAAACCACGGGTTATCAGACCAATTGATTTTGACGACCTTGCTATTCTCTGGCGGGTTAACAACAAAGCGTTGGTAAGTGTCATCAGTTTCCAGCTCTGGGTTAAAGCTAATCCAGATTTCAGACTTTTCCTTACGAATGGTCGGGATTAGCGTGTTCCAGCTTCGTTGGCTCACCGTCTGCGCTTCCTCTACCCAACAAATATCCACACCTTCATAAGACTTGACGTTGGCCACATTGTTTTTAAGGCCAACAAAAGCAAACTCAGAACCGTTTTTAGCTCTTAGCGAGTTTTGGGTGATTTCATAGTAGTCCAACAGCCCAAGCGCCATGATTTGATCGCATAGCAGCTTGTGAACAGAATCCTTCATGGACGTCATATATTCACGGGCGCAAAGGATACGCAGCGGATTCTTAGCCGCCAGGATTAACAAAGCCCTAGCAATTCCCCATGACTTAGCACCGCCTCGGCCACCATAAGCTACCTTGTATCGGCAAGGCTCAAACAGAAAAGCCAGCTTTACAGGAAATTCAGCGTTCTGAAACTGTTGAGTCATCTGGCTTTATAAAAGTAACCTGGATGCCCTGCAATGGCTCACCGTCAGCGCCCGTGACTTCATTCTTAACGGTTTCAGACCAGCGCATTTGTGCCTTAGTCCACCAAATCAAACTGGTCGTATCGCCAGCCGTTGCTTTTTGATATAGCGTCTTAGCAATTTGGCTGTTGGCTTTAGCTTTGCCAATATCCAATTCTTGGCGGTAATGCTTACGCAGAGTTTTATCGTCAATACCAACAAGAATAGCAATTTGCTCATGCGGCAGCCCTAACCCGCTGCTTGATTCAACGAGTTTTCTCAATTGATCGGTTGGTTCATGAGTATGGTTCATTTTATAAAGGGGAATTTGCTTAAATTTTACGCAACTTCTTCAGTTTGTGTCAAAAGAACGGCTTTTTTACCTGTGAAGTCTTCCCATCGCTTTACGATCACATCGCAGTATTTTGGGTCTAACTCCATAAGCCTAGCATGGCGGTTTTGCTTTTCACAGGCAATCATAGTGCTACCACTACCTCCAAACAAATCCAACACAATACCGTTAATTGCGCTACCGTCCAACACGGCTTTTTCAACTAACTCAACAGGTTTCATCGTGGGATGTAAATCATTTTTGGCTGTTCGTTTAATACGCCAAATATCCATGCCATTTTTACCACCATAAAACTTATGATTGTTAACCCAACCATAAAACATAGGTTCATACATGCTCATGTAATCACTATTGCTTAGTGTGTGATTGCCCTTGTCCCAAATTACCAATGAACGGCATTTAAGGCCAGTTCTATCCATGCTAGCAAAGTATTTATCAATACCTAAACGGTAAAAAGTAATGTAAAAAGCACCATCAACTTTAGCTGTAATAACGCTGTTAATTGCGTCTAAAAAGTCGTTGCCTTCTTGTTCCGACATTTTGTCGTTTTTAATGCCGCCGTGTTTAGCATTAAATGATTTGCTACCGTCCGCATGGATTCCACCAGTAAAGTCCATTAAATAAGGTGGATCTGTAAAAATCATGTTAGCTGTTTCGGGCATCAGCTTATCCACGGCATCAATATTTGTGCTATCTCCGCACATCAATCGATGATTGCCTAGCTGGTATATGTCGCCAAGCCGTGTTTTAGGCTCTTCCGGCACTTCTGGAACGGCATCCTCATCTGTCAGCCCTTCCACCACTTCCGGCTCAAGCAAGGCGCTTAATTCGTCTGGGTTAAACCCTAGCACTTCCAAAGCAAACCCATCAGCTAACAATTCATTTAACTCAATGGTCAACAACTCATTGTCCCAATCAGCATTAAGCGCCAGCTTGTTGTCGGCAATGATGAGTGCCTTGCGCTGCGTGTCAGTCAGATGCGCCAACTCAATGGTCGGCACTTTACTCATTTTGAGCTTACGAGCAGCCATTAAACGGCCATGTCCCGCAATGATGCCGTTTTCCCCATCTACCAGGATAGGATTCGTCCAACCAAACTCTTTAATGCTTGCCGCTATCTGGGCGACCTGTTCATCAGAATGTTTGCGTGAATTGTTGATGTAAGGAATCAACTCATCGACTGACCGTTCAATTATTTGCATAAATAGGGGGGAACTTTGATTTGGGCTTCAACAAGGCATAGTGGAAAGCCAGAAAAACCTATGCGTCACCATCCTCAAATGCTGGCTTAACAGTTCCCTTATTCTGTACCGCCGTGAGACTGCTCTTGAGCAATTTCTTCAGCTTTAGGTGCAGCCATAGCCACGGCTTGGGCATTAGCTTCAGCCAACAGCTTTTGCAAGTGTTGCTGCAATGATGCAATGCGGGCTTCCAGAGCTTGGATAATGTCACGCATTTCATGCTCGGTGTGTGTGAAATTAAACATTACTTTTTACCTTTCTTTCTGTTTTTAAATAGTCTTCAACGATTTCTTTACGTTTTTCAAACCATCCAAGTCGTGTATTGCATTGCTGACAAAGAACTCCTCGATAAGTTCCTGGAATTTTGTGGTCAATGCACATTTTTTTTGCAAACACACCACAAATTTCACATGGCAATTTTCTTAACTCTTTGACTTCTTCCAAAGTTAAACCATATTTCTTCTTTACATCGTATCGCAATTGGTTAAGTCTTAGATTAAGAGGTAAAGTTCCATTGTTGGCAAACTTATGGCGAACCGTCATTTTTTCTTAGCGTCCTTCTTGGCTGCTTCACGTTTGACGGCATAGCTAATTGCAACGGCTTGCTTGACAGGTTTCCCCGCCTTTACTTCCGTTTTGATGTTTTCTTTAAAAGCCTTGGGGCTAGTTGATTTCTTCAGCATCCATTACTCCACAAACATCTTGCCACGACATTAAAAGATAGCGTTCACCATCTTCCATCCATTCTTGAAACTTCAAGTATTCGTCTTTGTAATCTTTAGCCAATGTGCCAAAAGTAACACGCTCACCGCCCTTTAGCGGGTTTTCTTCAAACGTGCCATCATCTAGCCAGCGGCCTGGCCCAACCGCCACAACTGTGCCGATAGTATCAGCCTCGGCTGTTTTTATCCACAATGTCGATTGGATGCGGGGTTCTGGCTTGACAAGAATCTTGTCTTTGAGTGGTTGCAGCTTCATTGTTGCTCCTTTTTAGGACGACCAGGCTTTTTCTTCTCTGGTGTCATAACGTCAACAACGGGCAATGATAAAAAGACCCCTGCCGGAGCAGGAGTTAAGTCGGTGCAATCCGACAAGGAGATACTGAATTCACCGCACCAATGTGATTGGTACTTCACTACTGCGGTTGGATAACGATGACATTCGCCAGCGTGACCCGTGTATTCCCAAAATTTGCAGTTTTCGCAAACTTCTTTAGAATCTGTTTTAGCCATAACAACTATCCTTGTTCTGGTTAGAAAGCCCCTTTGGTCATCACACCTTTGGGGCTTTCGCTATTTACATTTTATCTTGGACGTGATCGGCACGTTTGTGTTCGTAAGCAACGTGTTCACGGCTACCGCCCTTGAACTCGCCCAAACGACCATCAACCTTGCCCATGTGACCGTCAACACGGTCGCCAATGCTGTCAGCCTTGCCCATAGCAACACCGCCAACCAGCTTGGCTCGGCGTTCGCCAGTAGCGTCAGAGGCAGTAGCGCCCTTGGGCATTTTTTCACCAGATGCACCAGCCATAAACTTGGTGCTGTTAACGCCCTTTTCGGAGCCTTTTTTCTCACCAGTAAGGTCAGAAGCAGTTACGCCAGAAGGCGTTTTTTCTTTTCCAAAGTAACCCATTTTTATTTCCTTGCAAGGTAGATGGTTCAAACATCATACCGAAATTTCGCTAATTTGCAAAGCAATTTTTTTTGCTTCATCTAGATCAACAAAACAACCATGATGTTTACCTTTGTATTGCACAACCCATTTGTTTGATGCTTTGTGCCATGAAACATTCTTGATTCCTGATTTGCTGTTTTTTTGAGCAATCTTGTTTAAATTGTTCTCAGATCGTGTTGCAGGGCGCAAATTTTCAATACGATTGTCTGTTTTGATTCGATTGATGTGGTCAACTTCTTTAGGAACAAACCCATGAAACATAGAAAAAATGATTCTATGAACCATTGTTTTTTTGTTTTGATACCGAACCACAACATATCCATTAGAAGTAATCGTGCCAGCTTTGTCACCAATGTTTACAGCTAAAGACGGTTTAATCTTCCAAAAAAGATTGCCGTCTATGTAATCAAAAATTTGCCAGTAATCTGTATTGCCCATATAGGCATCATATCAAAAAGGCACGTCACCGTCAAACGATTTGCTTGATTGCTTAAAACCTTCTTGTGGCTTTGGGTCGTTCAAGTAAGCCCAACCAGACCAGCCGCCCTCTACTACTGGAATGCTGTCAATTTTAAGCATTGGGCCGTTCTTGGTTTCAATCATAGAGCCAATGCGCTGATAGCGTGACTTTTCTTGACCGTCTTTGTT